TAATTTCTCTAATTGTTAATTTTTGAGTTTTCATAATCTTTGTTTTTAGTTTACCTTACAAATCTAATAATACTTATTTGATTGTGCAAACTTATTCGTAATTATTTTCAATTATTTTTTTGAACTGCTCAAGCGACCTAGAATAAATCAGTATGTATAACCGATTCGTCTAAGTCAACTTTGTACGGTTGTGAACCATCTTTAAACAAATAGAAATTCCAATCTGCTTTTTTACATATCAATTTATTCTGAACAAACTGTAAATCTTTAACCGTGTCGCCCTTTTCCTTACATTCGATTAGTGCCGTTTTATAGCCAACCTTAGCGACTAACAAATCAGCGATACCGTTCTTGTTCGTCTTGCTTAAATTAATCACTACAAAGCCTTTCTTTTCGTATGACTTAATTACTTTTTCTTGAAACTTACTTGCCATTTGTGTACTGTTTAAAATGTGAAGATGTGAATGTTTTTTTATTCATGACTGATTTGTATATCTGCTCTTCAATGCCACCAATCGCAAACACATAAAACACCTCATTTTCTAGTCTATCCCTTGTTGTAAGTCTATCTCGTGATTGCCAATAACTAGTCGCTGAATAGTCCATATTGAAATACACTAGATATTTCGCTGACTTTAAACTGATTCCTTCACGTCCTGCCACGATTTGAAGCGCAATATTTTTATCCGTTGTATTGAACTCTTCTAAATCAGTTGTAAGATTGTCGCCAAACACCTCTTTAAGTAGGTTCAATTCTTCTTTGAACTTGTAAAATATACCAATCTTTTTACCTTTGAATTTATCGTGAATCAAAATGCCTTTGGAATAGTCCAATACTTTAGCGTTGCCACTGTGAAACTTAATTGTTCCCGAAAATAATTGATGCAATTTACCCATCAATTTAACGGCTGTGTCTGCCATGATTAACTCTTCTTTACCTTCGATGACTAAATGCTTTTTTAATCGACTGCAAAGGCTGTATGTAACATCATTCATTCTACACATTAGTATGTTCTCTTTGACCTCTGAGGTAAACCCTGCTTCTTTTTGTGTGAAATTAATCATGTACGGTTCAATCGCTTTCATTACTTGTTCCTTCTTAGCTTTTGAATAATCATTTACCAATCCATAACCTAGATTCTTTTGAGTAACATTCACAAACTCTTTCGCCCATTTATAAAAATTCACGTGACCAAAAGGCGAGTGTACACTTATCCAAAATTGGTGGTAAATTTGAGAAAATGATTCAGGCGTTGGCGTTCCTGACAGCATAATAATAGGCAACCGACTGAAACGCTGCTTAAATAATTTGCAGCCTTGCGAGGGCTTAGGGAACGCTCCGAACCTATGTACCTCATCTTGAATAATCAAGTCAAAATTACCAGCTACTTTATGAAGCGATTCATTGTTAATCACAGTCAAACCAAATTCATAACCGAAATTATTATAATCGTCTTGGATTGATTTTATAGCTTTTAATTTCGTCAAGAATAGAACATTTGTAGCACCGTAAAGTTTAGCAATTTCTAAGGCGGTTAAAGTTTTTCCGCAACGTACTTGCATCGCCAAATAAACAATCATTTTACAACGTAAAATTTTTACACCCCTATTTGCTATTTCAACTTGATAGTCTCTAAGCTTATACATAATATTTTACATTTATTACATTATAAATTGTTGTAACATTTACATTGTATTTTTCTGCCAACATCTTAATATTTCCATTTATACCCATTACATAATTAGACCTAATAAAAGCAGCTTCGTTTTCTGTTAATTTTCTTATCGGATTAATTTTTCCTAAAACATCATAAGAATGTTTTTCATTTTCAGAATGTGTACACCACTCTAAATTATTAATATTATTATCATTTCTTATTCCGTTCTTATGGTTTACACATTTTTTAGTTAATGGATTATCAATAAAATATAAAGCCACCAATCTATGAACTTGAAATCTTAATACTTTATTTTTCTTACATAAAGAAACTCTTTTATAGCCTTTTACGTTTTCCAATTTTAATATACCACCTTTATAATTAACAAGTATTCCATTTGATTGATGAACAATACTTGGTAATCTTTTAACATTACCATGGCTTGAAACTTCATAGTTTTCATAACCTTCAATGTTTTTCCAAACTTCCATAAACGCAAAAACCAGCAAATCAAAAGGGACTAGACTTTATCAATGCTGGAATTTATTAAATTTCTTAATTCGGCTAGTCCTCCGATAAAGCAAATATACTAAATATATTAATTACTTGCGCAATAATAACCTATTATTTAATAATTCGCCCTTTTGGCTTAGTTCGGTTTGATAGCTTCTAAGTTGGTTCATAGCTTTTTATTTAAACATTGTTAGTTGCGCTTGATGCTGTTTAAGGCGTTTAACTCCAGCATCGAAATAGTCTTTATCCAATTCGCAAAGCGTAAGGTCAAAACCTAAATTGTGACAAGCTAAAGCGATTGACATTGAGCCTCCGTGAGTATCTAAAATTTTATCGCCTTCTTTTGCGTAATTCATTAAAAGCCATTCGTAAAGTTTTACAGGCTTTTGGGTGGGGTGAATCTTATTTTTTTCATTTAAAACTGAATACCTAAATATTTTTGCTGGCTTAAAAAAAGAAGTCCAAGCCATTTCACACATAGCTAAACTAAAATTAAAAGGTTGTTTTTTATCCCAAATTAAAAAACATTGAGTAGGCGGTAATCCAAAATAATTTCCACCCCAAATGATTTGATTTTTAGAGACTCTAAATAATTCATTAAAATATTTGTCATCTGGAATTTTATTGTCCCAGTTTTTTTTAACGTGTTTTTGTCTAACAGGATTTGAACTTATACCTATTCCGTATTCAGGATCAACTATTGCCAAATCGAAATAATTATCAGGATAGCGAGCCATAAGCTCCATATTGCATTCGTTTGTTATTTCAATCATCTCTTTAGTTTTAATCGTTCGTTCAATAATTCATTTTCTTGTCTTAGCTGAAATATAATAGCTTCCATCTCTGACATTTTACCATGTGCAAAACACAACTCTTTTAGCGTGTTTGTGACGCTTTTCTGTCTATCTGATAGTTGTTCCAATCCTTCGTCTTCTTGTATCTTCAATAGCACCTTTTCAGTCCTTAGAATTATCCTCATTAAATAGACTTGCGCCTTGCGATATTCTACTGATTTAATATGTTCGGGGTCTAGTCCTATCTTTCGCATCATTTCAACGATTGATAACATCGGTTCAATTGCTTCCATTAAAACGGCATTTCGTTTGTTGCTGGCTTATCAAGTCCTTCTTGAACAATCATAAATTTCACCACATTGTTAGATGTTATTGAATCATATTTCATTCCAAAAAATTCACAATATTTCTTTACACTTTGAGTTACAAAAGTTTTTGTTTTAGCAAAATTTCTATTGCTTATACTTCCAATATATCCATTATAAAAATCGCCACTATGTAACCACTCATTCTTAATTGCTTCTTTTATAAAGTCAAATAATTCTTTACTCATACCTGCTTCTAGTTTCTTATATGGTAAAGAAATTGATTCATAAGGAACTAAACCAGTCGATAAATATTTCTTTAAACATTCAATCATGTAACAATCGAAGCGAGCCCACTCAATATCTGACCAATCACTAAACAGCATGTGTCCGAAAAAATCTTTAGGCTTGTTTCTTGCGCTAAAAAAAGAAGATAGTTCAACTTCAAATCGTCTATCTTCGTTTGAATCTCCAGTTCCTTTGATTGCATAATTTGTTGTAATTAGCATCTTTGGAGAATCTTTTAAAGGTACTTTTATTGTGTCCTTTCCTTTATACGTAATTTCTATACCCTCTGTTATTATACTGAATAAATTATCAAATACAAATCCTTTCTTAACATCGTCAAACACTAACAATTGACAATCTATTTTTACGCTTTGATATGGAAATGGTGAATTAAAATCGAACGCTTTACCGTTCAAAGATTGTGTATTCTTTAATTGTCCAATTGCATTCCAAAACAAACCCTTTCCACTTCGTCCGTTAGGGTCATCGCTTATAACTTCGTCATTTAGTATGATTGCTTTATTTTCATTACCATCATTGTACGAATGAAGTAAGTAACCTATAACCGTTTGAAAAGTATTGTAACGGTCAACACAAAGGTTATGTCTAGTTTTCTCTTCTTCTGTTGAATTTTCGGTCAAGTCAAACCCTCCCGAAATTTTCCAAATGAACGTACGATATTCGCTTTCGTGGTGATCTGCTTCGATGTAATCTCTTTTTATAACTTGTTTTTCCCAAATATGCAAACCAAAACTTTTGTATGTTTTTAATTTTGCATCGTCTTTATTTATCTCAACGACACCATTTTGATAAAACAAGTAAGATGTATCTTTTGTATCTCGAATAACTTTTATTTCTTTTGTTGAAATTTGAGATAAATAATCACGTTTAAAAATCGAAGCCTTACCACTCATTAGATTATAAGCCTTCACACCTAAATTATTATCCATAATATAATCTAACACGAAATCTTTTATTTCCCACTCTTCAATTATTTTTAGGAAAATATCACGTTTCTTTATTAAATCAAAACAACCAGTTTCGTTTGGCTTATTCTTAAAAAAATCTTCTAATTCAAGAAACTTTCTAAACTCATAATTATTTAAACAAATTACGCCTTTGGCATTTTCAAAAAAGAACTCTTCATGTTTGTTCGTTTTTTTCATAATTTAATTTTACTATTGATTATAAAATACAATGAATTTTCTTTCCAACTTATAAAGTCTAAAATAAGTCTTTTTGATACTGGCTTCAAGACTCCAGAATATTTTGCTATGTCGAATTTTTTAAGATGGTATTTTATCAAATAAATTTCATCTTCTGTAAGTTCAATTTCATACGAATCAATTCCATAAGATATTGTTTTTCCTTTCAATTCTTTTTTGAAAAGTTCATTGAATTTACCTAAAGTGGTTTTGTAATTGATTACTGGTTTTACTTTCATTTTGTCTACTTTTTTAAATGCAAAAACCCCTTGAACGTTCGGAGTAGACTTCCTAATAATTCAAAGGGTTTTCAATAATTTCTTTTTTGTTGAGCCTACCAACGGGACAAATATAACAACAATATTGTTATAACAACCCTTTTTAAATAAAATAAGTTTTAAATAAGTTTATAAAACTGAAAACACCAATGTTTACGGGGCTTAAGCGTTTTTAAATAAGTTAAATAAGATTGGGAAATCAATAACTTATTGAGTCATACCGCGGGATACAGGCGAAAAAATAAGTTATTTACGATTTTCCAAAAAAAATAAAAGTGTAAATTTATCTTTATATATATAATAGGGGCAATAAAACTTATTAACTTATTTTATTTTTATAGAACGTTGCTATCATTGACTTGTAGAGCGTGTACTAAAATAAGTTAACATAAATTAACATTTCATAACTTATTTAAAACCGCTGAAACCCCTATAAACATTGTAAAGTTCATTTTCAATAACTTATTTAAAACTTATTTTTGTACACTTTTAATAAAACACAAAAAAAACCGAAATCTCACGAAATCGGTTTAAATGTTTTGGTAAAATTAGTTTAATAAATAACTGTATTTTTTTATTTCTTCAGCTATTAATAGCGCATTTTGTTTTCCAATAACGGAATATTTTCCATCGACGGTTAAATAAATACGGTCTGGCATCATTTCAGTCAGGCTAAAACTACATATTTCTTTGAATTGTATAGTGACTGTTGAGCCTTTTTCAACCTGTGACATCTCAATTAATTTGTCGGCAAATAATTCTAAATCTTCTTTTTGCGTGATTAGAATTAATCCTAAATCAATAATTGACTTGTATTTAATGTTTTGGAAGCTATAAATAAAATAAGTCATTGTGTCCAATTTGTCTTTTATTCTTTGCTCGATTTTAAAATCTAAGGTTTTCCCTGTTGCTAGTTTCTTTCTTTCAATCAATTGACTAAAGCAAATAGAACTAGATAGTAATGCGATTGATAATATTATTTTCTTCATATTTTTATTTATTTAATTTCGTGCGATATAA